GCAAGGTTTACATCTACCCTGACGCATCAGGCGGCAACAGAAGCACGAATGCCTCACGAACGGACATTCAGATCTTGGAGTCCTATGGATTCAGCAATCAATCACCGAAAGCCAACCCTCCCGTCCGTGATCGGGTGGCTTCTCTACAAGCTCTGCTGGAGAACGGCAAAGGCAAAGTAAGGCTGCAGGTTGCGTCTAATTGCAAGCGGACGATTGAGTGCCTGGAGCTGCAGAGTTACACCGAGGCCGGCGATCCTGATAAGGACGCAGGTTATGACCATATGAACGACGCTCTCGGATATTTGGTTTATCGAGAGTTTTCGATGCTTCATGCTCGGGCTGGTAGATCCACGGGCATCAGGCTTTACTAAACTGATTGCGATGGGCGGGCTTTAGCTGTGTATTCAGGTTTCTCCGGGCGGCAACGTATTGGCAATGTGACGCAGGTCAATGACCCCAATACCGCCTGGGTCAACATGGAGCCCCATTGGGGCCTTATAGAGCACCTCCTCGGCGGCACTTACAAAATTCGCAAGGGACATCGCAAGTTTCTTCCACAAGAACCTCGAGAACTTGATGAGGCATATGACAACAGGCTGCAGCGATCAGTTTTAGCCCCTTATTACGTTCGCCTAGAAAGGATGCTTGCGGGCATGTTGACCCGCAAGCCTGTCCGTCTTAACGACGTCTCGGATCAAATCCGTGAGCAGTTGTTTGATGTTGATCTACAGGGCAACGATTTACAGACGTGGTTGTTCTCGACAACTCGGGTCTGCATCCGGTACGGCCACGTTGGAGTTCTTGTCGATGCCCCAGCCGCCGGTCAGAACGGGCGTCCTTACTACGTGACTTACACGCCAAGGGACATCTTGGGCTGGCGGACAGAGCTGTCAGACGGAGAGCAAAAGCTGACCCAGCTACGGCTGCAAGAAAAGATTCTTGTACCCGATGGTCTTTACGGTGAGAAAGAGGTGGTGCAAGTCCGCGTCTTGACCCCTGGCGCTTTCGAGATTCACCAGAAGGACGCGAAGGGCGACTTCCGCGTTATTGATGAGGGCCGCACCAGCCTGAGTGAGATTCCGTTCAGCGTGGCCTACTCCAACCGGATGGGCGTGCTCGAATCGATTCCGCCTCTGGGTGATATTGCTGAGCTGAACCTGCAGCACTATCAAACCCAGAGCGATCTGAGTAATCAGCTTCATATCAGCGCAGTCCCAATGTTGGCGCTGTTTGGTTTCCCTGCCTCCGCCGAGGAAATCAGCGCCGGTCCTGGTGAAGCGATGGCCTTGCCTGAGGGAGCCTCGGCGCAATACATCGAGCCATCAGGCAACAGCTACGACGCGCAGTTCCGCCGACTGGATCAGATTGCGTCTCAAATAAACGAGCTGGGATTGGCTGCGGTTCTTGGCGCAAAGCTGGTCGGCGAGACTGCAGAGGCCAAGCGGATCGACCGCAGCCAAGGCGACAGCACGATGATGGTTGTGGCCCAGCAAATGCAGGATTTGATTGACAACTGCCTGCGCTTCCATGCCCAGTACATGGGCGAGGCAAATGCCGGCAGCAGCTTGGTCAATCGTGACTTCATGGGGACCAGGCTGGATCCACAAGAAATCCAAGCTCTCTTGCAGCTTTACACCGCAGGCACGATCACTCAAGAGACTTTGCTGCTTCAGCTTGAGGCAGGCGAAGTCTTAGGCGATGACTTCGACGTTGAAGCCGAGCTTGAGGCGACCCAAGCTGGTGGCTTGATTGAGATGCAGCCTGAACCTGAGCCTGTGCCCGAATCAGAGGCCACAATGCCAGAAGCGGATAGCGAGGTCGATGAGCTGGCTGGATAATCTGCGGAAACCGGAGCCTCCCAGGAAGCAGTTGTTGTTCTTTGCGAAGGAAGAACTGACAAATGAATACTTTGCGGTGATTCGCCTTACTTGGTTTGATCAAGGCAAGGTCCGATCGGTGAGTGAATCACACATCCACCTTTATGACTTGGACGCAAGGGCTGAATTCCATAGCACTGTCAAAGCTGCTTTGAGGGCTGGAGCTGATGTCTCGGCTTTGTCAATTGCGGCTGCATCGGAGCTTGGAATTGAGCCGTCATGAGCACGCCTTCGGAGCTGTACCGCAATGCCATCGATCTCAATCGATTTAGCAACGGCGTTGCCAAGCGGATTGCTGTTACATATAACGATCTTGTCTTGGACGCTGTTAATCAGCTTCGTGGCATTGATGAGCTTGCTGCGCCTGCAAAAGCTGCACGGCTTCGGGCGATCCTCGCGCAACTGAAAGAATCGTTGGATGGCTGGGCAGGGGCCAGCACGCTTTCAGTAGTTGACGATCTCCAGGGCTTGGCAGAACTGCAGGGGGAGTTTGTCGCCAACGAGCTGCGGCAGGCTTTGCCGATTGAGCTGCGGGAGCAGATCCGCAGCATTCAGATCAGCCCGCAGTTTGCGCAGTCCGTCGCAACCATTGACCCGACCGAGATCAACGTGGTGTCACTTAGCGATGACCTGCAGGCTGCTGTCACCGGGGCACCTCAGACGTTCAGCCTGACGGCTGCTCAGGGCACGACCGTCACGCTGCCGAACGGCAAGGTGCTGGAGAAGTCGTTCAGAGGCCTGGCCGAGTCGCAGGCCGACCTGTTCGCCAAGACGGTGCGCAATGGCCTGTTAACTGGTGAGTCAACAGACAAGATTGCGCGACGGCTTAAAGGTCGTTTGCGTTTTGGACAGCCAGGCAGCTTGCGGCAGATTGCGCAGGCCGGTGGCGAAGTCACTGCTGTTGCCAACAATCAGGTGATGGCGTTGATCCGGACGAGCATCAATCAGGTGGCTAACGAAACCAGCCAGCAGGTTTACAAGGCCAACCAAGACGTGACCAAGCGTTACCGCTACGTCGCGACACTGGACAGCAGGACATCGCCGATCTGTCGTTCATTGGACGGGCGGACTTTTGAGTACGGCAAGGGGCCAACACCGCCGCAGCATTTCAACTGTCGGTCAACGACTGTGCCGATCATTGATTACAGCGGCTTGGGGATTTCGCGGCCACCACAGACAGAACTGCGCAGGCCTAACACTGCCTTTGGCCCGTCCCGTGCCAGGCGTGGTGACACTGTGCCCAGCAATCAGACTTACGGCGAGTGGCTGGATAAGCAGCCCAAGGAAGTCAAAGCCGACGTGCTTGGTGCATCGAAGGTTCCGTACTTCAATCGACTGACTGAGAAGTTCGGCCCGACAGTTGCCATTCGCAAGTTTGTGGCCCGCGATGGCTCAGAGCTAACCTTGGAGCAGCTCAAGCGTCGTTACCCCTTATGACTCTTCCCGCTAAATACAAGTTCACGGTGCAAGGTGCTGAGGCCAAGCCCAAAGCGACGGCCAAGAAAAAGTCCGCTAAAAAGGAAGCACCTACGGAGGCTGACTGATGCCTAGTGGACCTGGCACCTACGGCTCAAAAATGGGCCGACCCCCCAAAAAGAAAAAGAAGGGAGGCAAGAAAAAATGAAAAAGGGTTCTCGCGTTAGCTGGGTCTACCAAGGCAAACGAACCTTTGGCGTTGTCACCAGCATCAAGGGGGAGGGCTCCTACAGCATTAAGGGGCCGACGGGCGGCACCGTGACGCGCCGTGGTGCCAAGGGTGATCCCATTATTGCCATCAAATCTGAGAGCACCGGCAACCCGGTGTTAAAGAAGCGTTCGCAGCTTCGCGCCGCTCCAAGAAGGAAGTGACAATCAAGCGCGGAGGACATACGTTTAGCGGTTTTGACAAGCCGATCCGAACGCCTGGCCATCCCAGTGGTAAGTCCCACGCGGTTGTCATCAAGCAGGATGGAAGACCCAGGCTGATCAGGTTTGGGCAGCAAGGGGCAAGTACAAAACCGCCTCGGAAGGGCGAAAGCGCAGCCGACAAAAAGAAGCGCGCAGCATTCAAAGCAAGGCATGCCAAGAACATTGCAAAGGGCAAAACCTCTGCCGCTTGGTGGGCAAACAAGGTGAAGTGGTGAGTTCTTGTTAAGCTTGGCGCGCAATTAACCTTACGGGTTATTCATGGCTGAAGAGCAAAACCTTGAGATTACGTCTCCAGAAGCTCCTGAGAATTCTGAACTGAATGCACTGAAAACCAGCATTCAAGCTTTAGAGAAGAAGAACTTTGAGCTGATTGGCAAGCTCAAGAACGCAAAGACCATCCCTGACGGTGTTGATGTTCAGGAGTTGCTTGAGTTCAAGCGCAACGTTGAGCAGAACAAACTTGAATCAGAAGG